TTTAATAAGCGCTTTCGTACCAGTCGTGGGGGTTAGCCCACGGCGCTTTGTCAAGATACTAAGTTATACTCTCCGACGCATATGTCGGGCGAGTGGCATTTCGCCACGGATACTCCTAAGAAGAACATTCCGCTTGCTAGTGCACCTAAGAAAGTTGAAAAATATTGCAAATTCCGGATTTTCTTATGCGGTTTCGCCAAACCAGGCACGCCGATGGCAGTCCTTTTGGAAGGCGAAGTCGGGCAGCACCGAAGTGCAGCCCCTGATGTTGAGGCATTCTTGCGTCACGTCGCGGAGGTTATTGTAGTATTCCGCGCCATGGAAAGCAGCCAGCTTCATCATGTCTGTGCACTTGTCGAATGTCATTTCGAGCAAGTTCGCAGCATTTGTGCACCAGTTGGTCATCTCTTCAATCTCAGTTTTTGCTTTTTGAGGATAGTAGAGACCGTCAACTAGTACGGGTTTTTGTTTGAGAAAGGTGGAATTCTCAATTTGTTTGAATTGGAGAATGATGTCTCCTTTGTCTTCAGGGGTCATGGCCATTCCGATCTTCGCCACTTCGGCGATCACCTGAGGTAATCCGAAGTGCTCAGCAACTTCTGGAACAATACTCCACCAAAAGTCATCCCCGTACACAACGGGGCGAGTAAGGCGGTCGTATTCCGACAAGTCGCATAGGTCTGGCCAATGTTTGTCAGTCCAGGACAACCAGGCAAACATCAAATTGTGCAGATTGACATGACAATTAATGATGCTGGTCAAATTGCATCCAGATGGATCTCCCAGAAATTCGGTGACAACTGCATCTCCAAAGACTCCTGTGCTATTGACAATGAGCTCAATAAATGCTTTTCGAGCCAGTTGGTTTTCGGCTGAATCGTTGTAGTAAGCATTGGCACAGTCGGCAAAAGAGTGCATGAATTGTGGTTGGCACTGTGTGTCAAATCCAGTGTAATCCCCAGCAACGACGCAGTTTCCCACTTCCTTGCAGTGTCGCACTAGACGATCAAATTCGATGGAATAGACGTTGATTCCTACAGCCATGCCATTCTGAATCCTCGATTCCATGAGAGCGGCCGCGTATTCTCCGAAGAGGAAGCGACCAACCATCGTGCACAGAATATTGGATTGACAGAAAATTCGTGTTTTGGCCTTTCTGATTTTCTCAATTGCACGGAGCTCATCCTTCAGAGTATATCGGAAGAGCATCTTCACGAGTTTTCCCTGCCGCAATTGGTCGATAGCATGCCAGAACTCCTCCACCAGGGGTTCTCCATACTTCTCATTTGGTCGAGATGTGCCTTCTTCATCCGTATCGAAGAAATATCGTTTGCCTTTCCC